GCTTTTGCTTGATGACCCTAATGGAGTGTTTACTACTTGTGATTCTGTTTTTCCTAGTTTTAACCCTATAGATTACAGGCCAGATCAAATAGTAATTACTGAAGATTTGCCTGTTAATAACGAACAGCCAGCAATGCCAGAAAATAAAACTCCAGAAGTAGAGCAACCTAAAGAAAAAGAAGAAGTCAAGTTTGTAGAATGTCCGTCCTCTAGAGATCAAAGGGTTGGAGATTTTCGTAACGAAAAAAAATTAGAGCGTGTTATTGGTCATAAAAAAAGTGAAGATGGAACTATATGCACAACTCTTTATGAAAACGTCACATTTAAAGATCAGTACATTCCAGAAATTCCTACTCTTGTATCTACTGCTGTTATTGGCTTGGTCGCTGCCAGTAGTCCACTACTTCTTAACGCAATCAAACCATTAGTGAAACAATTAGTAAAAAAACTGACGAAGAAAAAAAATAAGGTAGAATAATGTATAAGCGGTAAGCCCAGCATCATGTTATTAAGTTGGCCTCTGCTCTGTTGGATAGACTTATTGCTTTTTTAGACAAGTAACTACCCGTAGCTTGTCTATTTTATTTTATGGGTGTGTGGTAATACTTGGTTTGGCATTGAAATAAGTTTTATCCCATCACAATTTACTTGGTACTTATCTACAAATACAACTCCTAACCTTGCTTGTTCACCACAAATCTTTAAACGATATAACTCCATTTCCATTTTAGTTTTAGCGATTAATAACTCTTGAGCTTCAATATTAACCCTTGCAGCTTTTTGGCATAACTCTCCACCTTTACCCAAAGGAATATTAAATTGCATTGATATTCCATAATTTAGGTTGTAATTATCTTTTTCAAATCTAGGTGTTTTTGTGGTGTACTTAACTGCCCCTGTGTCCTCGTCATAGATATCTTGATAAGTAAACTGCTCTGTAGGGCGGTTAAATGACCAAGCATCTGTTAAATACGGAGTTATGGTCAAACTGGGCGAGGTACAAACAATACCTTGAGAATATCTGTTTTGCGGTAATGCAGATGGAGTTATCATGGTTGCATTATTGTTGACGACACCTTGAGCATTACTCTGAGGACTAGCGACTGTTGTATTAGCAAAAACTTTTACAGGACAAAGTAATAAAATTACTGTCCAAATACACTGGTAGTTTCTGTAGTAGTTGTAGTTGTTATGGTTCGATTTATTGTGGTCACGTTTGCCAGACCAGCACCTTGGAGTGATTCGACTAAAGAAAAGCTTTGTCCAGCTTCTTTTATTTTCCATCTAGGCACAGCCTCAAGTGAGGGACTTGTCCAGCTAAATTGAACTCCATTAACTGTTTGAGTAGTGCCAGCAACAGTTGAAGGGTTAATGTAACCATTAAGATCTGCTGATTCAATATTATGGCCTGACGCTGAGTAGGAAAAGCCACTATTGTATTGGTGCGAGGTAATCGTCTCATTAATTACTGATTGCGAAGTTGAACTCATCGTAGAACTACCACTACGAAACTGAGGCACGATTGGGGTAGCAAGAGTTCTTATAGGTAATGCTAATAAAACTAGCCAGAAAAGTCTAGTCAACTGTGATTGAAACTGTAGTAGAACCAATACAGCTAGTTCCAGAACCGCCAGCAGTGCAAGTATGGATTCCTGAAGATGTAGAAGTAAGGGCTAAAGATCCAGCAGTTCCTCCAGAAATTACTGTTGTCTGTCCACCAAGAACAGGAAGAGTTGCTATTCCAGAGCTTGGAGTGATTGCAGTTTGTGTGGCATCACCAGCTTGGTAACTCTCACTAAGAGAAAAAGCTGACCCAGCAGTTGTAACTGTCTTATTAGTATTTACTAAAGCTGGTACACCATTAGATAAACTTCCTAAATTTAATCCACCGATAGCATTTGTAACCACACTATCCCCTGTTCCTGTAGATGTTGTGACATTATTTCCACTAATGCTGTAAGAACTAGGTGCAGCGTTTGTAATAACGTATGGAGAATCAATAGATATTTGTGCAGAAGTTACATACTTGGCCGTTATTTCAGCGAACGCACTAGACGGAGAAAGAAAAAGTATAAAAGGAAGTAATTTTCTCATTTTTTTACTACTCCTACTTTAGAGTCAGAATTGTTAACTATCTTAACATTACCATCAAGTTTCTTTTTGTCATTGTTTTTCTTGATACTTAAGCCATAGTTTGACATTACAGCGCTTAATAAACCAGCCGCAAAAGTCGTATCAATTTGTCTAGTAGGGTTTGGATTGAAGTACGACCAAGAAATAACCGCTAAAGACCACCCTAAAATGACAAGCTGAACCGCGTTACCTATGAGGCCTAAACCTTCTTTTTCTTCTTTTTCTTCCATAGCATTGCGAGGTTACAAGACAAATCTAGCAAATATGGTTATGTTTGGAAAGTAACACAAAATTATTATGATTCGTATTTTAAAACCAATTCTACTAACTTTCTGCAAAACAAACGCAGTTAAGAAATTAATCCTTGATCTATTGAAGGCATTAGCAAAGACTACAGACAATACGATAGATGACCAGATTGTTGATTATGTTTCAGTTCATTTATGGCCAGAGGTCAAGTGAAAAGTATCATAGGTGCTTTAAACTCTAAACCTAGTTTTGAGCATGAATTTGCAGTAGAAAAATCTATTGCTGATATTCAAAAAATTACAAAAGTTTCTGAATTACAGGAAATAGCAACCACATTAGCGCGAGCAAATGCAAAACAATCTCATTTTATTGCTCAAGCATTAGAGATTATGTGCGAACAACAAGAAAGATTATTTATAAAAAGAGAAAAAGCAAATAAAAAAGCGCCTCTAATGAAGCGCCTAAAGTATATTTTGTTTGGGAAAGATTAACAATCTTCAGTAATATCGCACCAGACATAATGTGCAAGGTGCTTATTAATCATTCGGTCTAAAGGGTCTCGAAACTGGCATTCAAAAGTTCTTTCCGTATCAGGGTCGTAAAATATTTGACCCTCATAAGGATTGTAAGGAAAGCTAGAAGGGGAGGTCATTAACATCAACTGTTTGCTCTTTCGACTCTACATTGCCTTGAGATCCGTCTTTAGGTGGTAAAGGCTGAAGTCTGCCACTATTTCCCCACATACCGCCCCAAAGGGAGAATCCAGACTGTTCAGTGTACTCTTTCTTGTCTGTATAGATTCTTATTGTAGTTCCTTCCATTTCAGCCTCTTCACATTTTTTGACAAGAAAAGTTGCTGCTTTCATTGCCTCTTCGCAAGTGAAATCCATAATCATGTTTCTTTCTGGTGCGTTGTCTCTATCGCTGTTATTATCAACGATTCTGAATTTAGCGTTAAATGCTGGTTGTAATCTAGCCATAATTAAAAAGGGTTTTTAGGTGTAATTTTGTTTGCTTGTTCCCAAGCAAGGACTTCTTTAAGTTCGTATCGAACCTTAGCGGAACCCGATGAAATTGCATATTTTGGAAGTGTGTAATATTCGGGTCCACGATCTTTTCTTCGCCAATCAACAATAGTTGCAGGGCTTAACCCATATCTTTCAGCTAACTGGTCAGATGTTAAAAATTGTTGTTCGATTTGGTTCATGCTGATAATGCTTTACTCCTTGCTTTAATAAGGTCAATAAGTTGATTATATTGGATTTGAGTTATTTTCCCTTCAGAAAAACGCTCTTTTAAGGTTTCCAAGTGTGTAGCTAACTGTTCATCAGTAGTTGATTTAACAATGGCATCACGAGCTAATACAGCTATATTTGTTCTTGGCTCAATAGCTGCTTGACGTTTAGATGGTGTTACTGGTTCTGAGGCTTTTACAATCTCATTACCTGTCCATAGCTCACTACCTAGATTAAATTCTTTTGCTGCACAAAAACAGAAGCCGCGTCTATGAGAGTCGGTTATGTCTCTAGCAGAAATTTTATCTAGTTTCATAGGGTTGTTTCTCATATCCATAATTGAATAAGGATAGATAGCGCCTTTCTTACCTTCTGGGTCTGTAAAATATCCCATAAGATAACCTGTGCCATCAGGTGCAGCCCAAACTACACCAGTTGTTTCATAAGTTGGTGGCATTTCTAAGTGAAAGTCCCAACCTGTTGCTAGTTCATTGAGATACTCAGATGTCCTAGCCCAAGACACATAACTGTATTTACCTTTTTTGTAAATATCTTGTGGCTGAATAGTACCTTTTAAATTAGGCTTTTTCATTAAATAGTTACCTCCCTTTGGTCTAGTGTTGGATTTTGGATTGTTAAAACATCTGCTATGTCAGATGGTGGTGCCATAAATCTTGTTTTTTTGATTCCATTGATATGAAAGTTAAATAGTCTAATGAAAGCATTTAACTGGTATCTTTGATAAAAAGAACCTCTAACTCTAAACCCTTTCTGCATCATCTGATTTCTAAATGACAATATAGGATTATCAATTTCTAAATTTGTTCCCTCTGAAAACTGAGTAAAAAATTCATGTAAAATTTTTACAGAATAGTTTTTTTCAAGTACTAATTTGTAAAGAGGTACACCAACACTTAAGTTAAAACAATGAAATTTTCTGTGGTAGATAGCCATTTGATCCATAATTTTGTCCCAAAGTTCTTTTTGTCTTTCATACTCATCGTGAATTTCAACATGAGTTGGAACTACTACGTTTCGCCAAGTACCTCTTGGGTATGCATGGTACAAAAGATATACTTTAATACCAGCCGCCAGATGTTTTGATTTGGCACTACCTTTTATAAAAAGTCCGTCAGCGGCAGTTCTTGCTGAACCTGTATCAATACAATTAAATATTTTAGGGTTCATATTTCTAGCAACCATAATTGGTAATGTTTTACCAGTTTTGATAATTGCTAAAAGTCTGTGCTGTCCGTCTAGTAAATTACCTTCTTTGTCGAAAGCAATACCCTGATTTGTTATAGTCCACTCTCCATTGTCGATAGAACTAATCAATCTTTTTAAATTAGCTGGTTTAAAAGATCTATTTTTTGTGTTTTTTGTTTCCAAAACATGTTCAGCAAAATCAGGGGTAATCTGCTCAACTTGGAAAGTAGGTGATAAAGTTTCAGTCATGGTTGGAGTTAAGCCAATAGGGTTTGTCGAGTGTCTGGATTCCGTTTGGTTCGGAGTCGGTATATCCGAGCCATTTTCCAGTTTGATTAGCTTCAGATATTTTAAGAAGCGCTTGCTCTTGGAGTTCATAACCTGTGTCAATAAATTCGTTATCTAATTCGTAGATCCCTATGTTGTAAGGAAACACTTTTTCAATCGCTACAAAAATGAAGCGTTTTGCACCAGTACCTTGTAGATAATGTGCAGCTTGAAGGTGGTAAGAAAAATTTGTAATTGTTCTTGTAAAACTTTCTGGTGAAGCTCCACCCTCTCCTGTAGTTTTTAGGTCTATAACTATATCGTTATGAATCTTGTCACAGCGACATTTGAGATCTAATTTAGTTGCACTATGTGACCACCAGAAACTTTGTTCTGATTTTCCTTGGTCTAGTAATTCATGGGCTACTGGATGCTGGCATATTGCTAACATCATGTGATCTAGCAAAGTAGCATCTGATGGAGTAAGAATTGTTTTGCCTTGTTTTTCAT